TCGTACAAGCTCTCACTTCCGTGTTGTATCTGATCCAACAACATACAACGTAGTTAGTGAGCCGGTTTCTAACCGTATCTCTCTTGGAGAAGTTTCTGACTTCTTAACAACTGAGTTACGCGAGGTACTAGACAACGAGTTTGTTGGTACACGTATCCGTAACACATCAGCTTCTATCATGAAGAACCGTGTTGAGTCTTTCTTAGACCAACAAAAGAAAGTAAACGGTTTGATTGTAGACTACAACCCAGATGACGTACAAGTTGTTATCTCTGGTAACACAGCTCGTATTAACTTGACTGTACAACCTTCTCAAGGCTTAGACTACATCAATGTTTATATCACATACGAGGACAATGAATTAACAGCTTAATAACAGGGAGGGGTTAAACCCTCTCCTACTCTATAAATTGAATAGGAGTGACGTAAATGGCTAGTGTAACTAACCAAACAGTACAGTCTGCTAATACAGTATACTTTATGATTAAGAACGTGCCGATTGCCCGCGCTCAGTCTATCTCAGCAGAACGCTCATTCGGTACAACTGGGGTATACCAAATCGGTTCTATCATGCCTCAAGAACACGTTTACCTACGCTATGAAGGTTCAGTAACTGTTGAACGTTTCCGTATGCGTAAAGAGAACTTAGCACAACTAGGTTTCGCTGCATTAGGTGAAGAAGTTTTACAAATGGACATTATGGATATCGTACTTTACGATAACTATACACAAGAAGTAGTAGTCGCGTATCGCGGATGTTCTATCGATACTTACTCAGAATCAACTTCTGTAGGTGAAATCGCTTCAGAGAGTGCTCGATTCTACTTCCTAACTTCTGCGAATGTTCGTGGATAATAGAGAGTCCTTCGGGGCTCTTTTTTTATAACCGTTATATTATATAGGAGCAATTACATACGATTGGAGGCAATAATGTGAGTAATTTATTTAGAGATAATTTATATAGTGAATTCCCTGATCCGAATAAGAAGATTGAGGAAATTGGAAATCAAGTTACAGACAGCTTAGGGAAAGTTAACACCCTAACTAATGTCACTGTCAGTATTGCTAGTTTTCCGAAGTTAACCACTGAGTTGGATGATACCGCTAGAATAAAGCGGGCGCTTGCTTACGTTGAGTCTCTTGGAGGAGGTACCTTGACCTTTCCATCCGGGCGGTACTATGTTACAGCAACTTCTACGTCTCCAAATGTACTTTCGGTTAAGAGTAACTGTTCGTTAGAAGGTAGGGGTGACGTTATCATTCAGCTTAACGCAACTAATCTTACAAACTATGCGATCATCGACATCCGAAGTGTATCAAATGTAACTGTCAAAAACATTAAGGTAATTGGCGATAAAGATACTCATCAAGGTACTACGGGTGAGTGGGGCATGGGGGTAAATATTATTGAGTCTAGTAATATTACCCTAGACAAGGTAATTGTTGAAAAGACCTGGGGTGATGGTATCTATATTGGCTGCCTAACATTTACCCCTGTAGCGCACAATGTTAACATTAAAGCAGTGAATTGTGAGTTCCAAGGAAGACGGAACGGGATGAGTATTATTGACCTTACAAATGGGGTGTTCAATAACTGTATATTTAGGGATACAACTGGAACATTACCTAAAGCAGGGGTGGATTTTGAACCTAACTCGGTAAACCAGCTGGTCGAGAATGTTAGATTTAGGGACTGTACGTTTAGGGATAACACTAATGCATTTGTTACAGCTAATGTAAATGGTAATGTTAAAAACTTACGTGTAATCGACTGCGATTTTAAGAACGGAGACACTCATATCAGCTTAGGGGGTACGACATCGTCACTGTATGATGTAAAAGTTAAAGGGTGTACTTTTGAGAATTTTATGGTTGCATTCAATTAAAACAATGCAGAACCGGCAGGAGGCTTACGTGGGGTCGAGAATGCTGTGTTAGATGGCAATACTTTCAAGAACTGTGGTAAGTTTACAATTAGAACAAGTGCCAACGGTGTTCTTTCTAAGAGAATTAAAATCTATAAATCGGAGCTAATAGACTCTGCCGGTATTGAAGTAAGATCAGGAGACGGGATTAAAATTAAGGACGCTGAAATCAGTAATTTCACCAACTTTGGGTTCTTTATTAATAAGATTGACGCTGTGCAGACTCAGAATATCTTTATTGACTCAATCGAGATCAACGGGAGTGTAGGGGGGAGCTCTATCGCCTCTGGCGTACGCATTGATGCTGGTGATGATGTGTTGGTACAGAATGTTACGTGTCGTAAGGATGCAACTGATCTAATGAAACGTGGCATTTACGTGGCTTCCACTGCGGGGTATGTAAAGTTAATTAATAATGACTGTAAAAATGGTGGCGCAGACAATGGCATACTAAACAACGTAGTAGGTACATACCTAAGAAATAACCGAATGAAAGATGGAACTTTTACAGATACACCGAACTAATTTAAGACCCTTTCCCCTGGGGTCTTTTTTCTGTCTATATATTACAGTCTCGTTACAATCCTGTAACATGTACCTATTTTACATCTTTTTATGTTATATTAGTAGAATATCACGAATAGAAGGAGAAACTACTATGAAATTTAAAAAGACTATCATCGCCTTTTCAACAACCGCAGGATTATTATTTGCAGGTGGGTTAACCGCTTCTGCAGCAGAGAACAATAGTATTGTAGACTATTTATATACACGCGGAGAGGACTACAGCTTTACTAACCGATCTCAGCTAGCCTCCCAGCATGGTGTGGCGGGTTATAGAGGCACTGCATACCAAAACATTACTTTACTAAATAAACTACGAGGTAACGCTCCTACAGCTGTTAAAGAGGAAGTTAAAGCTCCGGTTCAATCAGAACCTAAGCAAGCACAGTCAATTGCCCCTCAAGGAAGAACAATGACAGTAGAGGCTACAGCTTATGGCGCAGACTGCGCAGGATGTTCAGGGATCACCGCAACGGGCTTAAATGTAAAGTCTAACCCAGGTGCTCGAATTATCGCTGTTGATCCTAGTGTAATTCCCTTAGGTTCAAAAGTATATATCGAAGGGTACGGAAATTACACGGCTGCTGATACGGGAGGCGCAATTCGCGGGAACCGTATTGATGTGTTCATGGGAACAGAAGCAAGTGCAACAAGTTTCGGACGACAACATCTAAAGCTAACAATTCTAAACTAAAGTTACAGGCACTCCTTTGGGGGTGTCTTTTGTTATATTATATAGGACTAACTATAGAACGGAGGTCTACATATGACAAATTTATTTAGGGATAATATCTATAATGAGTTCCCCGATCCCAGTAAAAGGATTGATAATCTAGGAGACCAATTGACCGGAGTGGGTATCCGGATTGATAATTTGGCCTCATCCCAATCAGGAGTGCCGTGTAAAAATTTAGGGATGGTTCCTAACAGCATAGGCTCAGCGCTAAACAACTATACTCTGTTACTAGCTGAGGTGAAAAAAGGCACCAAAATCTTAGTTGACGATACATACTATGTGCAATCACCGTATACAGTTGCAGACTCAGCTAACGAGGTTAAGGTGGACATCTCTATTGTAGGAAGTAATCCAGCGAAAAGTAAGTTACTTTCACTAGGTGGTCGATTTTTTAACGCTAAAGGGAAAGTGCTTGTTGAACATATAACGCTAGACTGTGTATCAACTACAAGCTTAACTTATTTTATTAGTCTAGTCGCGCCGTACAGAACAGAAATCACATTCAAAAGCAACGCTGTCAAAGGTAATGTTCGTGTAATTGATTCTAGTATCCCGGTAAACTACGATTTCGTAGCAAACGACTGTGGTATTGATAAGCTCACAATCGAGGGCAACGACTTTTTTGATGTTTATAACAGCACAGGGTCTAGATATATGTTTAAGCTAAACGATACACCAATTACGGTTACTTATCTAAGGAACAACAAGGTAACTAACTTCTCGTATGTGTTCTTCTATAACGGTATCAGTAACGGTAATACAGCTACAAATTATATTTACAACAGCTGCAAGAAGTTCTACATTACAGGTAATATTGTTAGAAATGAGGACTCGTACGATCCTACAGTTAAAAACGGAGGGTTTCAAGGTGGTTATTTCTGTTTCTGTCTAACTGAGGCGTATACGACTGAGTGTAGAGATAATACTTTCGAAGGGTTCCATATATTCGATGCGCCTAACACAGTTGTGTATGATAATTATTTCTCTGTAACTGAGCTTATCTATGAGAATAATACCTGGAAGAACATTGTGAACTTCACGGCTGACATTCAGTATGTTGATATTATGAAATCTAAAATGGGTAGTAGTACAGACGCTTTAACAAGAACGTACAGAAAGAACACATATATTGTTGAACCCTCTTATGCTGATCGTTTTAGTAAAGATCGTTTTATGCTAAGAAAACAGATTGATACGTATCAGGAGTGGATGGACAAAGTAATCATTGAAGATAACCTTTTCGACATGTACACGTTAAGCTTTAATCGCTTTAGATACACAAAAGAGTATATCTTTAATAAGAACACGGTTAGAACGTACACTATCGAAAATAGTAAAAACACCCAGGGGCTCATTGGTATTGTCGAGTATAAAGACAGTGGTGGTAACTTAGTTCCAAGACAGCTGATCTTCTCTAACAACACATTTGTTGCACAGAATCCTCCGGTTGGTGGTGCGATTGGGACACTCGAGTATTCGTTAATTAGGAACTACTCCGGCAACGGGGACAAAGTAACGGTTATTTTTGAGAATAACTATATTAAAACATACGAGCTAAAGTATATCTTGGCAGACGAGCGAACGGATGCACTAACCACAACTGACCCTTGTGTAGCCAATATCAAATTTAACGGGAACACTGTTATTAACTCTAGAGGTACTGATACCTACATCATAAATAAAAAGTTTAAGCGTATCTATAATTTCAAGAACAACGAGATTGAGACGTTAGTTACAGATAATCAGAAGTCTCTATTTGTCTTTTACGAGCAGTCTACCGTTGATCCTGCTACACGCTTCTCACTTCCTGTCTGCTTAGACTTAGAGTTAGATTTTAAATATAAAGCGGGAGCGTGGCTTAAACTACTTCCGTTGAAAGGGCTCTTAGACGGTAACTATAAAGTAAGTATGAATGTTAAACTCCTAAGTATGAACACGTTTGAAGAGTTCGATGTTAACTTCACAGTTCGTAACAATGGTACTAGCAATATCATCGACTGTACTGGGTTAGATAACAAAGCAGGCGAGTCCCAGTACACAGCAAAAAGTTATGTATTAGATGGTAGTGCAGCTCAAACTTATAGTAACTTCTATATCCAGCAGGAAAACTTTAAAGGGACTAGCACCCTTAACGTAAATGTAAGTAATTCAGCAACCGGTAGGGAAGTTATGTTACAAAGTAAAAGCCCTCGAGCTGCTTTTGATGAAGATAAGGTTAAAATCAGAATGACAATAACGAAAGTGTAAGACACCTTAGTGGGTGTCTTTTTTTTTCTTAAAAATAATGGTTGACTTTGGGTGAACAACCAATTATACTAAGGTTGTACCACAAATAAACAAATAAGGGAGAGGTAAGAAATGAGTGAAGTAACGTTCAATGAAAGACAAGCAATTAAGGAGTACATCGATTATCTGAAGAAAGAAAATGATCGTACTACGGAGATGTACCGCGAAAGCCGAGAACGATATATGTCAGAGTACAAAGAAGCAATCCAACGTCTGCGTGTACTTGATGATATTGACCGTAAGATAGAAAAAGCGGAGGCACCTGCCCCGGTAATCCAGGAAGCAGCACCCTCCGAGCCACAAGGCATGAGCTTACAAGAAGCTCTTGAGTTGTATAATAAAGAGAGGCAATCTGAGCCTACTTCTGATGATATAGCATTTGA